TCAAATAATCAAAGAAGGAAGATTAAATGTCAAAAAGTTCTAACTATATAACCGCTCCTGCCAAAAACGGCAGCGCTAGCGATATCACGGAAAACCTGAACGAGCGATTGCTCAGTCAGATCGGTACAGGCAGAATATTGTGGCACTTGGTCAAGCGACACAAGTTTACACTTGTGCTCATCTGGGCCATCGTGGTCACAATCAGTTATATGTTCCCACCAGTTTGGGATATCCTGTTCGCAATAGTAGGTTAAACTAGAGAGGTGTTTTGATGAAAAAACTATTGTGTTTCAAGCAGACAAGGAATATGCACGAAAGCGGTTACAGGTACATTGAGTACGGCTACATATACGGCAAAGACGGCAAAGAAGTAGTGGAAGTTGTTGGCCGATACGATGTATTGCAATCCCCGTATGTGCATCCTATCTCTTTCAACCTCGACCTCACAAAATCTGGCTGGTTCAGAATAATGCCAGGGCGAGGGCAAGAGCTCGAATGGCATTATGGTGGTGAGATAAAAGTTAAGGAGGGTTAGATGGCTCAGATTGAAGTAAACATGGTACCGAGCGAGTGGCGTTCAATATATCACGCTCGGAGATTTATGGGTGGGGTGAAGTTCAAACTCACCTGGTTACGGGAGAAGTTCTAATGGAGTGGGCGATAGACCGAGTTGGTTTGCCGGTCACCTGTAGAAAGTGTAAGGCAAAAGGTTTTGTGAAGCCTCGCACAGACTACGGTGGTTGGTCCCGGTGGAGGGCGTTGCGAGGGCCCTCCACCTGGTATTGCCCCAAAGATATATATGCCCAGGAGCGCGCTGTGGCCCGGATCAGCGGCGCTACTACGCCCCAACCGGAGTTATCGGTGGAAGAACAGTTATACGCACTAATCTAAGGAGACAGAAGACATGGGAAGCAAAGAACTACAGAATTTTATAGACAACAAAAGCCTGGTAGCACTACGCAAGTTTGCGGCTGCCGAGGCCCAGCTCAAGGAGCTCAAGGCCAAGCACGATGAGGTGGTTGAGCAGGTCAAAGAGGCTATGATCCAGAACGGCGTCACCCGGATTGATGGTGACTGGGGTTATATCACCCTGGCCGAGCGTACTACATACAAAGCTGAGGACCTGACTGAGGTACCCAAAAAGTTCCTCAAGCAGACACTCGACAGCACCAAGGTAAAGGCTGAGGCTACACTGACCGGCAAGTTGCCTAAAGGTGTTACCGAGTCCAAGACGCAGTACATCACCAAACGTCTCAAGGATGTTGAATAATGGATAGCCACGGTATGAGTAAAACAACTGAATGGAATATTTGGGAGAACCTGCGTCAGCGTTGTGGCAACCCAAACCATCCAAGGTATGAAGACTATGGCGGCCGTGGCATAACAGGTTGTAAACGATGGAACGATAGTTTTGCTAACTTTTTAGAAGACATGGGCAAACGTCCCGATGGTATGACTTTAGATCGTATTTACAATAACGCCGGTTACAATCCGAAAAATTGTCAATGGACAAGCTTTAGCCAGCAAAACCTAAACAAACGGCTCTACAAACGCAATACTACAGGCCATCGAGGAATTATATGGTATAAGCCGGGTAATAAGTACCGAGTTCAAATAAAGCGTGGAGGGGTGAACAGACACGTTGGGTATTTTGATAAATTGTCAGATGCAATAGCGGCAAATAATAAGGCGAGAGGAGAGTCACAGTGAAACGCATCGACAGAATACTCATCAACATAATTTTTGGGCTAGTCTTTGCCCTGCTCATGGTAATCAGTATTAACATAGGAAGGAGTCTAGCTATGGCAGACGCAAAATATAATCTAAGCACTTACGAGGGGGTCGGCGCTCATGTCTACAAGCATGGCACGATTGTCAAAGTGGTGGACGACAAGCCAGTGATTGTGGGTACGTTCCATGATGATAGTGGTGTTGAGTACCCTGGTACTTTGCAGATCGAGGAGGTGAAGTAATGGCTAGACTAATATTGAGTGTGGTATAATTATGCCATGAAAAGAAGTCCAATAAGGTTCAGGGCAACAGACGAACCGATATATCAATCCTGGCATGGCATGTTGCATCGTACCTTAAACCCAAGAACTAATAACTACGCCGATTATGGCGGTCGAGGTATTGGTGTCTGTGAACGATGGTTGAAATATACTAACTTCGTTTTAGATATGGCCCCAATGCCCGTCGGTTCTTCGCTCGACCGCATAGACAATAGCAAGGGCTATACCCCAGAGAATTGCAAATGGTCTACGCGAAAAGAGCAAGCTAATAATAGAAGATTGGCCAAAAGCCACTATAAGTCCGATTCAAACACTAAAACCGGTATCAGGGGCATTACGGTAGCACATAATGGTAGATATCGAGTGAGATTAGGACAAAAGCAATTTGGAAGCTACACAAACCTGGAGGATGCTATTGCCGCAAGGCACCAGGCTGTAACCGACAAATATGGAGGATATGACAATTAGTAGACTTATTTTCGTACTGGGTCATCCCGGTACCGGCAAGACATCGAGCTTGCGTAACCTCAAGAAAGACCAGGTGGGCTATGTGTCTGTCACTGGCAAGGAGCTACCGTTCCGGGGCGATTTGAAGCCTGTAGTGGCTAAAACCTCAGAGGCAGTCATCGCTATCATCAAGCAGAGCAAGAAGCCTATCGTGGTGATTGATGACATCAACTACCTATTCACGTTCCAGGTGTTCGGCCGATCACAAGAAAAGGACCAGTTCCAGGTGTTTCGTGACGTTGGCAACAACTTCTATAAAATTGTTGAGGCAATTATCACCAAGGATACTGACCAGAATTTCTACCTGTTCGGTCACATCGAGATCAATGACAGCGGGTTGGTACAACTCAAGACTGCCGGGAAGACTATCCGTGATAATATTGCACCGGAAGGTTTGACAAATGTTGTGCTCGAAGCAGTAAACGACCTTGGCGAGTTCGTGTTCAAGGTTCGATCTGATGGGAGCGGGGTCAAGTCACCGATTGATATGTTTGAGGACAATACGGTGGAGAATGACCTCAAGCTAGTGAATGATAAAATAAATGCCTACTACGGCAAGGGAGCAAAATAATGGGGCTTTTCAGAAAAAAACCAGTGAACGACATCAGAGTTCTCTCTATCGGAGACATAATGGTTACCGGCGGCAAAGCTTACCGGGTAGACTACACCGGGCTAGTACAATTACCAATCAAAAGAATAGGGGCAAAATAGTATGGGATTTTTAGACGACACACTAAACAAAGTTGGTGAAGAATATCAAGGTGGCAAAGGATTTGAGGCTGGCACTCACACGGTGACTATTTTGGCCGCTGAAGCTGCTGAGTCAAAGGACCGGCCAATTATCCGCGTTACTGTGGGTGATCCAGCCGACACTGACAAAACAGCCGAAGCTACTCTGTGGTTCCACACTGAGGGTGGCGCTGCTATGGGCGTGGCAAAGGTGATGGGCCTACTCGTACACAACAATGACGAGGAGAAGAAACCTAAAATTCGTGAGCTAGGCAAGAAACTATTTAGCTCGATTGACGACCCGAAGAAAGCTCGTGATGTTGCAGCCAAGCTATTGAGCGAAAAATTGGTTGGCAAAGAAGCCTACCTAGTGGTTGAGATTGATAACAGCAAATACAGCACTAGCCGATACGGTGACCTGTGGCACTACGAAGCCAAAGCAAAAAATGATGAAATTAACACGGCAGATGACTTGGGTGGCACCGCTGAAAACGCTGACGACCTGCCAGGCTTCGGGGACGTATAATCATGGCAACAAAGAGAAAACGCACAACTCAAGCAGGATTTGTCGGGGTACACCTGACACAAGACTTGCTTATCAAACTTGACGCTCATGTTCAGGAGTCAACCCTGAACCGGAGTCAGGTGATCCGAACGGCTATCATTGAGTATTTGAATAAGTAGGGGGTGGCTATGAGTAGTGACATGAAAGATACAGAAAAGCAAATAGACGAAGTTCTGACGGCTTGCTACAGCACTAAACCTAATGGACGAGCTTGGTGTACCCGACACCTTCATAGCCTAGATGTAGGGGTATGTATATCCTGTGAAGCTAGCAAAAGATTGTCTGACCTCATCAAACGTGAGACAGATAAGGCACATCAGGAAGGCTACAAAAAGGGCTATATAAACGCTGGAATTGAGGCAATAAATGGGCAAGATTAAAACATTCATAGATGACTGCACCAACAAATACAGTGACTTTAACTTGTCACTTAGGGCTGGGTACATAGATGAGGATGGAATAATCTGCAATGCACAGATGGGTGCTAAGGAAACCTTCTCAGTTGGTATGCCTGTCTACGATGATAATGGGATGGAGTTGGGTAGATTGAGTATAGGGCTTTGGAAAAACCTGGACTGGAGTCAAGACAAGATTGACATTGAGATTCCTGCACATCATTGGCGTGTCGATGGCTACACAGGCAAACAACAAACCATCAAAACCTGGCATCAACTCAAGCAACACAAGGAGAGGGTAAATAGGATGACGAACTACAGCGACCACAGCCTAGAGATGATGAGCTTGCGTAAGCCCAGAAAAGACTCAGACGATTACCCAAAAGGTGATAGCTCTGCAAAACGACCTACCTGCCCCCACAACTGGATACCTTGCGAGTGGGAGTATGACTATACATATTCATCAAAAGATGTGTATGGGTCAGACTTCGCTGTAAATTCATCAGACAACATACCCTACGATGTCAGGCGACTCACCAAGCTCTACTGCACCCTCTGTGATACTAGAAAGCAAACGACTAACTAGCATAATGAAAGGATAGACCGTGGGTATAAACAAAGATATTGGGCTGCCGTTTGGCAAGATGCAGAAGATACGCATTGCCTTTGATGTGGATGGAACGCTTCGTTGCAACTGTAGCGATACCTGCGAAGACCCGAACCAGAGGATAGTTGATGTGTTCAAGACCCTTGCAAGCTTCAAGAACACCGATATGTATATTTGGTCGGGTGGTGGTGCTGACTATGCTCGGCGTTTCGCTGTCAGATATGAGCTGGATAGCTTTGTAAAAGAGTCGAAGTGCATCAGTAAAATCGGCGCACCCCAAATGGACATCGCTATTGACGACATACAAGACACTGCAATCGGAACTATCAACCTAATTGTGAGGGAGAAATAGATGTCAGACCCAACCAATTCAAAGCTAGAGGATGTGCTACA